ATTGTGTTTTGGATACATTCCAAATTCTGTTTCAACCAGCCAAATATCTTTTCCATCCCAAACAAGGATTTCTGAATCTTTTGGTGCGGTTTCTATTGGCTGCCAATCAGTCATCATTCATTCTCCTTTTGGTGGTTCGGGAAGTGGCATCCAGTGGGTTGGAAAAATCTGTCCTATTTCTAAAACTATAAAATATGGCTGGCTGTCGTCTCCTCTACAATCTGCCCAACATTCGCCAATGTAAATACCTATTTCATCCCAAACAAGTATTTCTGAATCTTTTGGTGCGGTGCGCATGGGTTATATCGTCTCTAATGGCTCTTTATATAGCCATAAAAGCGTTAAATGTAAATGAAAATAGCCATTAAGGGCCAGCCATTCCTCTCTCTCTATCTATAGGTTGACACTATCATAGATATTGGGGTTGTCAACTTATTAAGCTTAGCAATAGTAATTTATTTTTTGGGTGGGATGTATTGCCCTACAAAATGAAAATATGTTGGGTAATAGCTTGGCAATGGGTGTATATGTTGTGTATATAGGTTGACAGTTATTTGGAAAATTTTACCCAAATATCGGGGGGTTGGGTTGACACTTGTTTTGAAAATTTTACCATTTTTACGTGGGGGCTAAATCATCATCACCATCGGCTATAGGGGGGTGTATAGGGGGGGCAACAGCCAAGCCGAACAGAACGGGAACAGAATATATTCCTATCCTAGGCGCGCAGTCCTAAATAGCCAAGCCGTGTTTCACGTGAAACAATATAGCCATGCTTCATGGGCGGGGAGAACAAAACGTGAACGGATTATATTCCTATCGTCTATTGTTAAGCCATATGGCTATGGTTGACAATGCACCTTGGCAATGTCACGGGATTGCTATAGTATAAGGCCAAGCTAATTGCCACGCTGGGTTGGACATAACGTGAACAATGTTTATGGTTTGTTCATGGTTTGTTCTATTGCTGGAACGGAACGTGAACAGAACGTGTCTGGCGTTCTCGGTTTAATCCTAAACAATACTGAGGCGCATTGAGTGCCATAAGGCAACCTATCCGCTACCTACGCCAGTCTTATTGCCAAGCCTAGTCATGATCGCTTGGTATTGTTATGGTTATGCGCGCGCGTGAGAAAGGCGGAAAGAAGGGTTGTTGCGAATAAAAATAATCCCCAAAATAAAAAAAATCGTTTGCATTAAATAGCAATTCGCGGCATTATCAGAGTGTGAGGCGCAAGTGATTTGCCCAGCAAGCACAAGGCCTTAGCAATTAAGTGGAGATTGAGACATGATAGCAATTCACACGAAATATATAGCGCCAACAAATACCAAGGGTGCGCGGATTAAAGCTTACACCCACAGTAGATTCTCAGTCGTGGTTTCTTATCCTTACGAAAAATCAACTGAGATGGCGCACTATGAAGCCGTGAAAGCATTGGCGGAAAAATACCATCTCTCATGGTCTATAGATGCCATGTGTTTTGGTGATAGTGCTGATGGCAAGGGATATACCTTTTGTTTTAATCAATCAAAAATCGCAGCTTAATGGAGATTGAGACATGGAGAAAATTGACGAACATTTGAAATATCCTCGCTTAGACGATAAAGGTCAGCCTGATGAACGTTATGAGGTAAACTATGAGTGGACGGGTTATTCAATCCCCATGTTAGTGTTGCGCTTTTGCGGTGAATCCATAGGTTGCCCAAAAGGTCTTACAACTGCGCGAAGGATTGCCGAGGCGCATTACAATGAAATGATTGGCCTTAATTGATTGCAGCTTCAAGCACCATAGCAATATGGTGTTTGTGGAAGCAATCAAGCTTCATAATATAGCGAATTAACATCATGCAATATCAACTTATTATTCCACCAATAGCAGAGACACAGATAACGGGTTTTGCAATGGCTGCTGAAAAAATTATTGGCAACTCTCATTGGCGCTTAGAGATATGGCGCGGTGAAAGCTTGCCTCGTGCTTATAAAGACGGGAAACCGCAAGAGAGCATCAAGGTGTGCAGTAAGTCTGTTATAAATCTTAGCAATGCGATTGTGTTGTTTTATAATCAAACAAAAAACTGAAGGAGTATTGTTATGCTTACATTTAATATCGAATTAACTGACACTTTTGGTGGTGTGGCGAATTATGCGTGGGTTAAGCGTGCTAGTGTTGTTATGCCTGAATTGACACACTATGGCTATGACGGCTCGCAAGGGTATCATAAAGCAAATAAGAAAATGGAACGTGAGTTAATCAAGAAGGCCAAGAAAACCATAGGCCTATGCGGAAGGCATATTAAAGAAACATGGGGAGACACAATAGTCCTGCGTTATCCTTCTTCTAATGTAGTATGCTTTATAGAGATTGATCCTGCCTAGTGTTTCCTTACCAGCGATTAGGTGGAAAAATTGCAGCTTCAATCCCATCATTCGTGGTGGGATTGTGGAAGCAATCAAGCTTCACAATATAGGGGATTGAGACATGATTATGATAAACGAAACGCTAATAAATCAAGCAAATAACGCATTCGGGAGAACTTTTTATCTTATCCACGCAAAAGCGGCGAACGTACCCGCTGGCTCTGGTACTAGATGGGATGACGAGTGCTTCAAGGTTATTTCATTAGATCGCAATGGCACGCGCCATGGGCGGGCATACAAAACACTTGATGAAGCGCAAACAGACTTTGAAGCTTGCACAACACCGATTGTCGCGATTGAAGCTTAATGGAGATTGAGACATGAGACTGATTATTGTTAATCGCGCTTGCGGATACATCTTCGCCGATATAATCGCAGAGACACCTATGCAAGCAATCAAAAAAATGGTGGAAGATATGGACATTCGATCCAAATATTACCAGACGACAGAGCATGACAATAACGCTCAATATGATGTCTATCAAGTAGATGAAGACTTCCCGCAAGTAGATGACGGCCAAGATCAAAATCTAATTGAAGCACTAGAAAGATCGGGCAAGTATATCGCAAGCATAGCAATGGAAGAGGCATGATTGCAGTTTCAAGCACCATAGCAATATGGTGCTTGTGGAAGTAATTAAGCTTCACAATATAGGAGATTGAAGTATGGCATACAAAATTATTATTTCTCGCCAATCCGCCGTTTTGTATTTACAAAAAGAATACGGGACGCAACGCGCTAATGTTATGCTTAAAAACATGCAAAAAGCAAAGGAAGGTTTTTGGTTTTTACCAGATATTTTTTTTGGAAAGCTTAAAACCAAAAAAAATGCCGTTGCATTAGCAGAAAGAGTAAAAATGAACGTTTTTTATCAACAAGGGAAACTTGGCAAAAAACTTGCTGACCCTTGTGTTTATCTAATAGATTAAACTATCCCTTTCCCTATTATACCCCTTAGTTTTTGGCTAGGGGTTTTTTTTTGCCCGCTTTCCAATCCAAGCTATAGCCCGTAAAAAAGAGAGCGGCTAACCCGAAGGATAGCCGCCCCAAGTTTCCCCGCTATAGGGAATTGCTAATCTTTATTCCATTCTCTGGGCGTGGGGTTTTTCTCCCACGACCATTTTTCAATTGGCCCTAATTCATCCCATGCCTTGCGCTTAATTCCCACGTCATAATAAGGGCGGCGCTTGCAATCTTCCTCATACGCAATTTGACCAAGTGTTTTATTTAATTTTGTCATGGTTAAGCTTCCTCTCAATAAACAACAATACCGCGTGAATAATAGGCGCTTGCGTCTTTGCCCTCTGGTACGTCATTAGGCCGCAAGATATACAATGAAGCGCCGCGTGGGTCTGTCTGGACATAAGGCTTCAAATCAGGATATTTTACCATAATATTGCCAAGACGTTTTAATGCGCCTCTCTCTCGGTCAGGTATAATTGTGCCTTCAGGCACGTTATTAGTTTGACGTGCGCGGGCGTTGTAAAACATTGGCTTGCCCGTGTTTTCATTCCTTACGATATGACCCCATGCCGTGCCACATTCCAATTCATACCAGCGGCGCAAAATCCTGCTAATTCGGCGCAATGCCCTTGCGTCATAATAATCAATGCCAAGTGCTTGAAGTGTTTTGATTGCGTCATACTTCATGTCATCACCTATAGGGTTTCAATTATAAACAAGCATTTATGCGCTTGTGATAGTATAAAACCACAAACCCAACCCAGCGTCAACGTGAACAAAAACAGAACCTGCGTTTTTTTACATTTTCATGAGCATGAAGAATAAAACCACGGCCACGACCTGATCGTGAAAGAATGTTGCTAGTATTGCCACGATTGCACCTAGAACCATAGTGCCAAGGGCGTCTAAAATGTCGCTATTCTTAAACATGTTAATCCTCATACTCTGAAACGTCTTCACCCGCTGCCTTGCTTGCCGCTAGCAATGCACGTTTGAAAGCCTCTCGATCTTGTTCTGATAAGCTTTCCACTGGTACAGATTGCACAGCTTGCAGTTGAACGGGACCACCATTAGCACCCGTTAATGCCATGCTTCCCCTTTCGCTGTAAGCCTTTGGATGATAGCGAGAGGCAATCCACTTCAAACTGTCAAGCCTTATGCGGTCTTTCATTGGGTCTTCAACATTGTTGCCAAGTTCTATAATCATGTGCGCGCAATGATCTGCCACGGCTTGTCGTGCTTCATCAAGCGCAGCACTAAAATCAGGATTGGTAGCTGCCCAAGTGTAAATAGTAGATTTTGGCATTTTGCATTTCTTGCAAGCATTGGCTAAATCAACACCATGCTCTGTCATCTGGTAAATGATGAAATCCGCTATTTCTTGGTTGAATGTCGTTGGTCTGCCAATCTTAGCAGCGCGAACAATAGTTAAGCTGTCAGCGTACTTTTCCGAGGGAATAAGATCTTTCTTGCGTGTCATTTTTAATCCTTAAAATGCGATTGCGTCATTTTTTTCACGTTCTTTTAGCGCAATTTCGATTGACCATTGTGTCGCATGGTCAATGTCTAAAGCTTCATCCCAATATTCAGAAACTTTATGGATTGCACGCATCGCCTCGCTGTGTGTCATGGCGTGACCATGCTTGTGTGCAACATCAAGAACATCATCCACCAGCAAAACTGCGAGCGGGAAATGCCCATTTTCTCTTAAAGTTTTATATGCCTCTGCTACTGTCATGTTATAAATCCCACGGGCTAACATTTTTGATTGCTGCGTGACACTTGCGTTCAATCGACATTGCTTCATTAGGCACAAACGTGCCATCCGCATCAACAACATCCGAATACTTATTGATGAAGTCAATGGCATCTAGAAGCGCATCTTCCATGATCGCATTATGCAATTCTAAATTAGCGATTTGCATTTTTAATTTGAATAAATCAGTTTCCATTGCTTTTATCCTTCACATATCGTTGGTCAATATCGAGTGAGCCTACATTCACATCAGGATCATCAACCTGATTATTATTGCGTGTTAATTCTAAATATATTGTGACGCAGATCAATGCCAGCGGCACAATAAAAAAGATTGAGGCAATGATCGACAAAGTCATCACATCACCCGTTCACAGCGATATAAACACAAAACACTAACAACACGATTGAAACGGCTGCAATAGCGTCAGCGATCAAAAACATTATTTCATACTTCGTCATTGTCAAACCCCTCTAGTTTTACATAAATATCATCATCACTTTTATATGGTATATGCGTCACAACATAACCAATTCGATTAACAAGATGATAACCACTTGTAAGGCAGGGAACGCCGTTATCATCGTCTTGATAAGTCCAGACTGTGTTAGTGCCTTCATTGGCAAGAGTTAAAATATAATCCAATTCTTCACCATACGTCTCATAAAACCATGAGTCATTGAAGTGATTAGGAATTGGTTGATAAAGATCATCAAATTGATCTTCTGATATAATTATAGTCGCCATATCTCAATCTCCTATGTTTCTTCAGTTTCATCTTCATCTTGATCTTTATTGTCAAGCCAAGATTCATATTCATATTGCAGCATAACTTTTAACATATCGTTACCAACATTGTCAGCCCAATCTTCATTGTCAAATAATGTATAAATATCGCCTATCTCATAATCCTGACCAGAGGCATAAACGCCACAAAAACCCATACCAACCTCAAGATAAGCACATTCAACCTCATAACCCATAGATTCAAGCTTTTGCAGTATTTGAATAGGCGGCCCCCAAGGTGTCATAAAACCACCTTCACCCGATAAACCATCGTTAGAGACTGCAAAAGGATACCCCTCGCAAATATCCCATTTAATTCCCCAATTCTCTATACGCCATTCATACCAACCTTCACCAGAAAGCAAATGCTCTGGCATGGGTGAGAATGTCTCACAAAGCTTTCCTTTGTTAATGGCATCGCAGACTTTGTTCATCATAGCCACATCGTTATGGCTGATTTTAATACGATTTTCGCACCAGTTTGGCATATTTCAATCTCCTATTTTCTCAATACGATCTAATTCTAATTCATGCCATTCACCATCATCACCTTCATAAGAAATCTCAATAATGTCAGCATGAACAGCATTTGATGAGTAACAATCTAAGCCGTTATTCATTTCTTCATGTAATTGTTGAACAATGTCGGCGTTGTCATCAGACTCGCACTCAACTTTATATTTTTCGAGATAAGTAACTTCTCGTGTAATGTAATATGTTGGCATATTTCAATCTCCATATAGTCAAGGTCGAATCACCTTGTATCAATAGAAAACCACATAAGTCGGAAAGTGTCAACTGTCTTTCGAAAGAAGTTGATCGTTCCAATCGGTATCTGGCACTATTGGTAAATGAACAGTTACAGCCAAGCCTTGGCGTTTAATATTATAGGCTAGTTCATAAGCCTTATATTGGCCTGTGAAGCTTAGATCATGGTCTGCAAAGACATGAACCTCTTGGCATACTTTAGGCGGTATCCATTTAGCTAGCTGGTTGGCGTTGAGTGCTGCCCATACTGGCATATTGAAAAGAATAGAAGCGGATAAGGCTGTTTCTATTCCTTCAGCAATGCCCATCACTTGATTTTCCGAACCAAGGCGAACGGCGGAACCTTCGGGAAGCGAGCCTTGCATCACTCTTCGGCCCACTTTATTGCCATGCTCATCAACATAGGTAATGTGAACATTCACAGCCTTGTTGTTAGGTGTAATAACCTTAGATAGCAAAGCAAAACACTGCAATCGCGTGTCAGGATAAACAATATCCTTGGCAATACGCAGTACTGAAGAAGGCATTTGGAGAGCCATAGAAGCCACCCCTCTGCTGGATAGGTACTTACCCACTGGATCAGTAGCTGATATAACCCCTGCGCGTTCCCATAGCATCCTCATGCGCCTCAAAAGTTCTTCTTCGCTAAACTGCCGCACCTGCTTATATTCTATCGTTAAATTGCTTAGATTCCTAATCTTAAAAGCAATGTCAGCAAATGGCATCTTTGTTTTCTTAGATAGCAAAGTAAATCCATCACCCGCGCCACAGTTTGAACAGAAATAAGTTCCTAAACCATCCCTGTCATCAAACCGCCAGCGATCTTTACCACCACACAATGGGCATGGGCCGTGTCTATTGTTAAGGTACTTACGATCAATGCCAAACTCAGGCAAGATGGCTTGCCATTTTCCCTTGGCGTATTCCCTGATTTGCTCGCTATGCATATTTCGCTCTCGATTTTGCTTTGGCTATGTTGCGGTGTTTAATCCATGACGCAGTTGCGGGTTGCAATGGCAATGGGTCTTTGCGGAAGAATTGCTGCGGCTTTTCGTGAAACTTATCTTGATAGGCATAGAACGCCCAGCCATCCTTATAACCCTGAATGCGAGCGTATTGGATTAACTCGCGGTAGAACGTCTCCATGAAGGTCGTATCAAATGTTGGTTTAGCAACTTTCTTGCCCCGTGTTATCTCAAGCAACTCACCTGCGGCATTCTCAACTTTGTTCACAGCCTCAGCCTTAAAACCACATGATGGGCAGGTCGTTGTTTTAGGTGGTCTAAGGTAATGGCACTTAGGACATTCCTTTGGCAGCAGTGTTGGTTTTTCTCTGGTTGAAGTGTTCTTGCTACCATCGTGCAGCTTATCGTGGTGGATGTCTGTAACAAAACCCAACCGCAAAGTTGTGTCACTATGGTCTAAGATCAAACAATGATCCTTACCAGCGGCAGTGCGTAATCCTCTGCCAATGATCTGCGTGTAAAGTATCTCAGACTTTGTTGGGCGGGCTAAGATGATGCAGCGAACATCCCAATCAATGCCAGTCGTCAGCGTTCCAACATTGCAAACGATTTTGATTTGACCAAGCGCAAACTTATTTGCAATCTCTGTGCGTTCAGTCATATCAGTAAAAGCATCTTGATACGCAGTCGGTATGCCAGCCGCTTCAAACTCTTTTTGCAAGTGTTTAGCATGGAGGCGATTAACGCAAAAGCAAAGTGTTGGTCTATATTCCGCCTTCTCAATCCATGTCGAGACAATATCTGCAACCAATGGCTGCTTATCCATCGCCTCACCTAAACCCTTCAACTCGTAATCGCCTGCCACAGTTTTAACACCGCGCAGATCGGGATGGCTTGGCGCAAATACCTTAAAATCACACAGATGCCCAAGTTCGATCAACTTTTGAGTTGTTGTGCAAACAATCAGATCATCCCAGATCTTGCCCATACCCTTCGCCCATGGCGTTGCGGTTAGGCCAATGATCGGTATGTCCTGCCACTCAGGCATTGCGAACCATTTAGTGTAAAACTCAAACGTCACATGGCATTCATCAATGATGGCAATATCGAATAACCTAAGCTGACGGCGCATAAGTGTTTGAACCGATGCCACTTGCACCTGCGCTTTCGGATTAGTCAGTTCATGGTCGGCTTGAATAACGCCAATCTCGTTGGCAGGGATTCCGTTTTGGATAAATCTCTCGACAGTCTGGTCAATCAAGCTAATTGCGGGAACGCAGAAAATAACACGCCCGTTGTTTTCCCTAGCCAGACGAACGACTGAGGCAGCCATCACAGTCTTTCCTGCGCCTGTAGGCGCTTGAACAACTGGTCTGCGTTTGCCCGATTTAATCGCTTCTCTTAGCGCATCAATGGTTTCAAGCTGGTAGTCGCGTAATTGTATATCAAACATGGCAATATCCCCTATATGTAATTATATATATTATATTTATTATAGATATATAATACTCTTAGGTAATTATAAATACTCTTAGGTAAGTATAATATATATAATATATTCTCTCTGGAATGGATAAGAATAGTTATATAGTACTGTATAGTAGTAGTTATATACTCAATGGTTAATATAGTAGTATTATATATAATATATAATATATAGGGCATAGTTAGACTCCTAAGTAAACTATTGTCGTGCTGCCGCTTATCATGTATTATTGCTATGTTAGGGACTGGCAGGTCGCTAAGCATAGTTTGTGGTCTGATTAGCTGCACACTGGTCAGACCACCGACCTAAATCCGTATCACTGATTTGCGCCTTCAACAAGCTTAACTACAAAATTCAACAAAAGCTTGTGATGTTCGCCGTTGTGCCAATGCTTGGCAAGGTATTTCTTGTCATACCAATTCTGCTGGCTTTCGGGATGGCAGCCAATCAAGCCGACATTCCCCTGAATGATTGCCATAGGATCGCCGTTTACATACCGCGCAACTACCTCAGCAATACCAACGCCCTCAAAGGCGCACCCATCGTAGAAGAACATCTGGAGGCTAACACCATACCAGAACACATCGGCGATGGTGCTGTACGACCTTCTAATGTCGCTGTCGGGGCGTTTGATATACTGGACTGGTTCAAGATCTGCCAAAAGATCAAAATAATTCCTTCCAGCCCAGTAAGCACCCATGCAAATGCCAAGGTAGCAACCACCGCTGGCTACATACTCAGCAATGATGTTCCCTTCCCGTCTCTTAAAAAAATCATAGTACTTATCAGCATCCCCTATGCCTCCCCCAAATGCCACAACATCAACGCCGTTTAAGGTGCTGAAATTAAACTGGCTTTCGTCAAAGATTTTGACATCATAATGGGGTGAAAAGATACCAACCATAGCCTCACAGCATTCCTGCGAACACTCAGGGTCATGCTGAAATATAGCCATGCTTCTACGACCACGATTGGTCAGAAGCTTTTTTGATTGATACCCAGACATAATTTTACCGCCTCGTATGCAAAATAGCATAACACTCGTATTCTTTATGCCCATCATCTAAGCATTGTTGATTATATTTGTTAACTTGAGCAAAATGACCTATACTTCCGAAAATTACTGCAATTACAAAAATAACAATTATACTTACAGCAATTTTAAGAATATATTTATCCAATAAATCCTCAAATGTTCCCATCATTTAATCCTTTTCAATCGTGCTTCCATCATTGCATCAGCGATTTCATAAGCACGTTCAGCTTGTCGCTCTACGGAAGCATTGGTCCTAAAAGATGTAAATGCTGCCATTGCAAAGCGGTCACGCATAGTTTCAGTATGAACTTGCATTCGTGGACTAGTAATATTGGTAATATTGTTCCCCAGAGATGATTCCAGTTCCTCAATGCGATTAGCGGCTTCGTCAAATAAATCAGAACTTAATGTGAAATTTTGATTTTTTGGATCACGAATCCATTGTTCAAAATTACGCAGTTGTTTAACGATATCCTGAGTCATTTTTCATCGTCCTTTTTTTCAAGATCAATCATTTTTTATCTCCTTCTCATCTAATTCTTCACGCATATCTTTTATGGTCTGCTCTAATACTTCAACTTCTTTCTTTAAATATTCATTCTCTGTATATGCCCTTAAAATGTCAGCAGTCATTTGTTCAACCGCATCCTTTTTAATAAGCACATACCCATCATTCATCATTTGCTGGTATGTTATTTGCCATTGCGCCATGTTCATCACTCTCTAACGTATAACTAATTAACTGGCGGGCATCACCTATGCGAATTGCCTCTGGTTTGGTTTCATCTCTAAGTATTCTATCAATTTCAATCATAATGAACTTAAAGATGCGGTTGCTGACATATAAACGTGCAATTTCTTCCTTTGCCAAGGGATAAGTGGCAAATGGGTCGCGCTTCATGTTCCTGAAAAGTTTATCTTCGTTCATCTCTATTTCCATTTCGGTAACTCCAACAAGTGGAGATTTGATTAAGTGTTATTTGATACGTTTTGTCAACCCAAATAATTCTATCAACTCTGTTTCCGATAAATAGGATAAATAATCCTTTAATTCCTCGTAGCTTGGCTTTTGGTTTTTACGCATAAAAGCCATGATTTTGACTGGGTCCAACCCAGCCATTTTAGTCAAGCTTTCTAATTCTTTAAGATCGTCTGTAACGGCTGATAATCTGTCAGCTAGGTCAGCTATTGTCGTAGCCTTCATCAAGCGTCTCCACAATGATCAAAAAGGGCGGGCCTTCCTCAACCCACTTCGCTTCAAGCCATTGGCATTGGCAATCATCTGCCACGACGCCTCCAGACTGTAATGCATCATTTACCGCTTTTGAGGATATGTTGTCTATATCTCTTTTGCGCTTATCTGGCTTTTTTGCCAAGACAGTCAATTTATAAAAGGATGTAATTGTTTTAACCCGTTCCAGAGAGAAAACTGCATGAGCCTGGGTAATCCAGTCAGTATATTCCTTGGATCGGTAAAGACCTTTGCCTCGCCCCCTGCGCCAAAGCCTATTAATAGATGGCGGACGGGGAACTTCAAACCTTACTATCAAAGATGTCTGGCCTTAATTCTTCAGGTGTCATCTTCGACATCTTGGCAATAACATGAACGTGTTCTACGGGAATCTGTCTCCATTTGGATACAGCTTGCCGTGTAATTCCAAGCTTTCGGGCCAGATTGGACAAATTGCCGTTACGGGCGAACACAGTGGTAAGGATAGGGTTTCTTTCTTTCATTCTCCTAAAATGGCCAAGTATAAATAAATAGTCAACAGCTAATTGACAGGGGGTGCAAAATAATTCATAGTCGCTTCATTGATTGATATGGAGAAACGATATGCAGAAGTTTTATCTACCTATATCCAGTAGTCACTTGCCACCCAAGTCACCACTTGGATTTATCTACGAACATGAAACATACCTTAGCATTAACAAGGTTGTATCTGATATTTATGACCAGCAGATCGAAAACATTATCCATGTTTATGAAATTGATCCTCAACGTGGGACTGTCCACGATGTGATGGTTGACATCTGCGAACTTATACGTCAGAGATACATTATTGATTTGCCATACATCGAAGATGGCAAGTACGAAATTGAAGCATTATTAGATCAACACCAACCAACATGGAGATACGATTATGAAAATGTCTGAAACAATCGCAGAACTTGCCACCGCATTATCTAAGGCACAAGGCCAGATTGAGGCTGCGTCCAAAGGTTCTGTAAATCCACACTTCAAAAGCAGATACGCTGATCTTAATTCACTGCGTGATGCAATCCGTGAACCATTGGCAGTCAATGACCTTTCAATCATTCAGCTTCCTCGTGTGGACGGCAATCACGTAGAAGTTGAGACAATGCTTCTTCATAAATCAGGAGAATACATTGCTGAAACATTACGGATGCCATTCGGACAAAATAACGCACAGGCTATCGGGTCCGCTCTTACTTACTGCCGCCGTTATAGCTTGGGCAGCTTGCTTAACCTGTCTGCTGATGATGATGATGGTAATGCTGCCGTTGCGTTATCTGGGAAACAAGATAGCCAAGGAAGTTCTAAAGCTGAACATTCTAATATCAAGGATGAAGCAAAGAAAATAGCACAGGATGGCACAGAAGCTTTAATTGTGTGGTGGAATAACCTCACCAAAGAAAGCCGCGAATCATTTTCTAAAGATGATCTTGCAGAATTGAAAAAGATAGCTTCAAAGGTAATCTAATGTCTGGATTTAATGATCAGCGCACACCTGAGTGGTTTGCTCAACGATGCGGTAAAGTTACCGCCAGCCGTGTGGCTGACATTTGCGGAAAAACGAAGAGCGGGTATTCGTCTACTCGCGCTTCGTACATGGCAGAGTTATTGGCGGAGCGTTTGTCTGGTACACCTACGCAGAAGTTTCAATCTCAAGCCATGATGTGGGGGACAGAGTACGAGGATGAGGCACGCAGTGAGTATGAAAAACGCACTGGGTGTCTTGTAGAGGGAATCGGCTTTGTCCCCCATCCATCCCTTCAGTGGGCTGGCGCATCGCCTGATGGATTGGTGGGTAAAAATGGTCTTATCGAAATTAAATGTCCTAATACCAGCACTCACCTTGCAACATTAGAAGATAATGAAATACCATCTAAGTATGTGTTTCAAATCTTTTGGCAAATGGAATGTATGGGAGCAGATCGCCAATGGTGCGATTTTATCTCGTATGACCCACGTTTGCCTGAAAACCTGCGTTTGTTTGTTAAGAGAATAGATCGAGACGACAATCGTATTACCGAAATTCGTAACGAAGTCATTCTATTTTTGGATGAGATTGAAGCGAAGATAACCAAACTAAATGCACTATTTAAATAGGAGAAAAGTATGGCGTACGAAAGCAATGTTAACTGGATTAATGTTTTTCGAAATAAGTATAAGTCTGGCGATAAGCAGCCAGATTTTAAGGAAAACAACAAAAACAATAACCAAATTGAAGTTGAATGCCCGCATTGCAATAAGACATCAATTATGGATGTTGCTGTTGCTGTATGGGAGAAAACAACCAAGGCTGGAGAAACTTATTTTTCCATTAAGTTTGGCAAAAAATATGTAAAGCCAGACCAATTTCCACAGGAAAACAACGGCCCTGTCGATAGCATTCCATTCTGATATGACAATACTTGAGACACCAAAGGAAAAGCCAAAACGTGATCAGTCACGCGCATTTGATTTGTGGTTATCCAAATATCCGCAACTTAAGCCAACCCAGACAAGCCAAAACGAATGGTTGTTTGGAGAAATGCGTAAGGACGGCAAAATTGTTAGCGCAATAAACTTTACCATGATGCCAGATTTTATCGACCATAATGGAGATGATAGCTGGGGTGGCATAGAGTGGGTCAGAAACATAGATGTAGAAACTTTTCTTATATCTATCCAGTTTGGCAGCCAATACGGCGTTCCTTTGGTGCATCTCTTGTATTTTCCCTTTACTGATACTCTTATGTTTCAAACCATTTGGAAAGATGGCATTAAAACAGAAGTAAAGTTTGAGGAGAATAATAAATATAAAAATGGGTTAGCTAAAGTTTACTTTACCTCTCCTAAACTTATTGAGGGTGATGATGAGAAATAATAATATACCATTATCTGAGCAATTCAGGTTAATTTCCGAAAAATGGGTTGAAGCAGAAACAGCCGCATCACTTCTTGAGGAAACAAAATCTGCTGTTCTATCCAAGATGATGGCAGATCTTGGTGATATACCAGTCAGTAGAGCAGAAATGAGAATAAAAGCGACACAAGATTGGCGTGATTACATTGAGAAAATGGTTGAGGCTAGATCGCAAGCATCTATGCTCAAAGTTGAAATGGAATTCATAAAAATGCAATTCTCTGAATGGCAATCGCGTGAAGCTACAAAAAGAGCAGAAATGAAATTGTAGGAGTTAAATATGAATGATGCTAACCTATACCAGATAACACCTGATCAAATTGATGAACTTCGTGAAGTTGTTGTTCAAATGTCTGATGTGTTTGAGGGACATGAACTTGATGTTGTTATGGTTGCTTTAAACACAATAGTTGTAAGCACTATAATGTCTCATGTGCCAGAAGCTTATCAAAGATATTCAGCGCAAACATTTATGAACACATTTATGATTACAATGGCAAATTCAGGAGTTAACTTATATCCCGACAAGGAATATATAAATTGAAACGAGTTAAAATAACCACCTCTATGCGGGTGAAAATATTTGAGAAAGATAACGGCATCTGCCATATGTGCAAACTTAAGGTAGATGCTGGTCAGGAATGGGATGTATCACATGAAATTCCTTTGGAAGCTGGCGGTAAGGACGATATTTCTAATTGGTTTGTGGCACATCGCAAATGCCACAGGCATCATACCGCCACTGTTGACATGCCACTCATAGCTAAAGTAAAGCGTATAAGGGCAAAGAATATGGGTGCTAAGAAGACAAGATCGCCCATGCCAATGGGTAAAAACTCCAAGTGGAAAAAACGAATGGATGGAACTGTAGTTAGGAGAGATAAAGAATGAAATTTTTGTTCACCATGAATATGCCATCAGCAACGGACAATCTTGTTCACCAGATTATTGGTGACGTTGATGGTGCGAATAGCATTGATGATTTGAAATATATGTTGAACCATGCAGATTTTATCAAAATCCGCCAATTCTACAGTCATCGCACACCCAACAATGAAAAGAGATTGGAGGATCGCGGCGACATGATCATCAATGTGCAACATATCGGTAAAACACAAGAGTATTTAGAGGGTAAAATACATGACGCCTACAATGATGCTGGAAGAAGCGGCCCGTATTCTGAAAGAGCGGAGCGAACAATACGGTAGCGCAGACGAATGTTTTGACCGCATCAGTAAGTTAGCGTCAATTATTCTTAACAAAGAGATTACCAAGTACGATGTTGCTATGATCCACGTGGCAACAAAGCTTGGTCGGCTGCAAGAAACTCGGTGGCTGGACGACAACTATATTGATGGTGTAAACTACTTGGCTTTCGCGGCGCAATTCATAAATGCCCGTGGGAAGAACAGTAAACCTGATAACGCAACGGAGGATGACGGCGTTATTGAAATGGCGCGGAAGCTAGCGCCAACACCTAGACGAGAGGAGAAACCTCGTGAGAAAAATAGTACCCCTAGCACTTTTGCTAGTGACGGCATCTACACAGGTGTCCAAAGCTGATGAAAGTGCGGCAGAATTCTTCGCCAAAGACAAAACCTATTGGTCGAAGGGTCTGAAAGCGCCAGATAAGCTTGAGTATAATGGATCTAATGTTGTGGCTGATGTTATAAAAGCTGGCGATTACCAAAAGCAAAAAGTCGTTCAGATGGTCACTGAGAAAGTACGCGCTGCGCTTGGATCGGAATGGGTCCCAACTGCATTGCGTATTGCCAAGGTAGAGTCTGGATTTAACTGTAACGCCGTGGGGCCACGTACACGGGTAGGCAGAGGTAGAGGGGTATATCAACTCATGCCAGGGTCTAGCGCCGCTCTAGGGTATTCCTATGGCCGTTTAAATGAGTGTTCCTATGGTATTGATGCGGGCGTTGCCCATATGCAGAAGTGCCTAGAGTCAGCTGGTGGGCATATGAATCCAAACCAGATGGCAGCGTGTCACGTTAGCGGCTGGGGTGGCTGGAACCGCAAACTGAAGCGCCGTGATGAAAAATACCGCAAAAAGTATATTCATATGGCGAGTCGCGCTAGGATATAAGAGGGAACGGGTGGTTGCGTAATAGACTCGCGTGGGTCCATGGTTAGCCCACACCTTAATAATATGGAGATTGATATGACTAAACCAATGAGTGTTCAAGAATTAAATGTCGTAGATAAAAGAATGATCGAATTGTGGAACAGTGGTTTCACAGGTCAGATGCTTGCCGAGTATTTTGGTAAAACACGAAATGCAATTTTAGGTCGCCTATCAAGGCTAAGAGATGCTGGCCACAACGTATCAGTAAAAGGCCAGTTAAACCCGAACAAAAATAAGCAAGAAAAACCAAAGCTTTATAATACAACCAAAGAAAGGGCGATCACAAGACGGGTTAAAGATGCTATTAAGAAGCTTGACAGTAGGAAGAAAAAAGACCTTACGCATGAAGATGATTTGATTCGAGTTGATAATTTTGACAGGTGCAAAGATACCCGTGTGCGTATTTATGACTTAAAAAGTCATCACTGCCGATATATAGTAGACAATAGAAACCCAGATAAGTCTTGGTATTGCGGTCATCCCAAGGAAGTTAATAGCTATTGCGGGTATCATGCCAAACTTTGCTACTTACCGCCAGACCGACAACGATCAAAACAATCAGCAAGAAAATCCTCATTTGCCTATGGAAGAACGTCACGATGATGCTGCAACTAGATCCTCCCATTCCAGTAGAAACGCCCAAAGGAAAAGCGATGGCTGTTGGCTGGTTGGATTATGGTGCGGAACATCATCTTCTTTGGATTTGCTTTATTGACAAAACAGGCGAATGTTGGTCTTATCCTAATCCAGAGATTCGTGCGCAGAGCAATCCAAGCATGGGCAGAGTATACAACGAGACATTCCTAGGGGAACCTTGGAAAATCAAATCATAAGCTTGAAGTAGGGCGTAACCATTGTTCATATAAGGGGCTGATGGGGCGAAAGCGGGCTGTGATATTAAGTGCTATATCCACGCCATGTGGCACTTATTAAGAGGGACATAAAATGAAATTTATTAAGTTAACAAATTCTGTGATGCAAGGAAGTCCAATTTGGATCAATATTGATCAAATTACGGCTGTATTTGAAAAACCATCCCAGGAAGGTGGTAGTTTACAAACGCATATTTTTGGCGGCAATACAGCGAATGGTGTAACTTGGATAGTTGATGAAGGAATATCAGAAGTAATTAAATTTATAAAAGAAGCTTAATTACTTCGACTCCAACGCAGCAACCTTATCTGATAATTCTTTAATGGCTTCAATTAGAACGCCAACAATGTTGCCATAAGCAACAGACAATGTGCCATGCGTATCATGCACAACTTCAGGAATGACTTCTTGCATTTCCTGAGCGATAACACCAACGCCACGTTTGCCACTATCAATACGGGTGTAATTAACTCCGCGCATTCTTTCCACTAACATAAGAGCGTTTTGAATTGTTGTTACATCTGTTTTTAAATTAGCATCTGAATATGCTGTAACATTTCCTGTGGCGGTAATATTCCCGCCAGATGTAATATTCCCGCCAGATGTAATATCACTTGCAACAGACAAGGTTGAATTTATAGTTGCGCCATTCGAAACAGTAAGCGCATTTGCGGTTAATGTTGTACCATTAAATGTAAGTCCAGCAGTACCAACTGTTGTGCCACTAGAATTGTACTGGACGTATGTATTACTTCCAGCCGCGCCTGGTGAAATATTATTGTTTAGAACAACATTTGTGCCGTCAGATACAATGTTCGCCCGCGATCCTTGGGAAATTATATATGATGATCCACCACCTAAAGATGATATTGTTACTGTAAATGCGCCAGTTGTGTTATTCTGCGCTATCCACTGACCACCAACTCCTGACGGCAACGCATAAACCACATTTGCAGTTAATGTGCCAACAATATTTAAAATTAATGGTATATATTGGGTTGAAGTGAGATTTACAGTCCCAGATACACCAGTGACTGTTAAGGTTGTTGTGCCGCCGAAAGCCTGATCAATGATTGCCCAATCGGAGTTAACTGGTACGTTCCAATCATTGACGTAATCACCATTAGAGGGTTTTTCGATGGACTTGTTTGTTGTAAATGAACTTGCCATTGGTTACCCCTAAATCTTCTCGTTGGCGATGGCCAATGCTTTTGTGATTGCTTCGTCTGGAACGGTTAATAGTGGTTCCGTTCCTTTATTGATGCGATTCTTAGCACGTTCTGCGTCCCGAACCAAGGTTTGCGCATCCATTACTTTGCCACCCATGGCGCGGCCCACACGTCCGCCTGAAGCATGAGATGTAGCCGTTCCAGCCGTAGCCGCGACAGCAGCAGTCATGCCAGTTTTAAGCTTTTGCATAATCTCTCTTGATTGCGCATCGCTTTGCAGCATTCTTTGCAACAATTGAAAGTCTTCTGGTTTTTGTGATGTTGCTAGACGAACAATCGCATTTGCCTTACGTGCCGCAACAGCCTCAACACCCTTTTTAGCACCATATCCCAAACCAGCGACAGCAAGCGCTTTAGGGTTGGTTAAGAGGGCTGGGTTTTCAATTAAAGCTAAACCCATTGCCCCCAAGCCAACTTGATTAATAGTGTTTGATGGAAGCTTGGGCGTAATAGTATTTGCAACAGCAGCAAGATGCGCCGTATCGGTGGCGTTCTTTACCGAATCAAATGTGCCAGGTCCAATACCAGTATTTAAAACAGTTTTGTAGCGACCAAGCGTTGTGTTATCCGCTGCGTTAAATACGCGAATAGCTTGTTGAGGATTCTCTTTAATAAACGACAACAACCCATTAGCCATGCTTTGTTTTTCTGCGGGCGTGTACTCCGTAGAAAACGCATTCATCATCTGGTCTGGCAACTCTGGTGTTGATGTTTTTGATGCAATATTGCCAACATCAAAGAATTTCTGACCAGCTTCATAAGCGTTATCATTTTGAAAATAACGGCGAGCAGTATCAGTTGCATCCCCATAAAGAAAGTTGCCATTTTGATCTGTAACAGCATTTCTCATATAATCAGATAACTGATTTTTCTGATCCGTTATAAGTGTTGATAGTTGGTTTTTACCCTTTTTATAAGCTTGTTTAGCCTGTTCATTAAGGCTACGTTTTACATAATCTAAATACTCAAGGCTAAAACCAGTCTGGGGTGAATTTTGTATATTAGGTTGACCATTAACAGTAGTGGGTTTTAATGCGGGAAAGCTTGGCGGAGCCGTTTGTTGACCACCAGTGAAAGGTTTGCCATATTTAGCATTCCACATCATATCCGCTTCGGAAAAAGCTTTTGTGCCAAATTTATTATTAATTAAAAACCCTAAATTAGGAGGAGTTAAATTTTGTGCGTTTGGGTCATTATAAGCGGCTGAATAGACTTTATCTAAAACATCCGATTTAGCTTTATCAGCTAATTGTTGTTGCGCGGCGGAATTTATTGGCTTTCCAGCTGCCTGATCTATAGCTGATTGGAACACGCCAGTGCTATCGGAATAACGGTTGTTTAAATCCGACACAAGATTATCGACGGCGGTTGTGTCGCTTGCCTTACCAGCAGCCTTTTCAACAATACCCTTTGCACCAGATATATCTATTGGCATAGCACTTTTGTCTTCAGCTAAACCTTTTTGAATTATAGAAGGTGCAGCCTCCCCAGCGGCGGTAGGTGCTTGCCCAGATAAAAGTGAACGAGCAGCGGCAGATTGGGTATCAAATAAATTTTCAAATGTATTACGCGCAGCCCCAGCCAAAGAGCCAAGACCACGAGCAACTAAATTACCCGCTGGGCCAGCTATGGTACCCATTTCAGCGCCTGTTAGGGCATTTTTACCAATATCTGACCAAGTAGATCCTGGAGCGGATGAAGCGGCACTTGATGCGGCACCTGTTAAAGCACCCAGTCCAGCTGCGCCAGCTAATGTAGCACCAGCTTCAGGTGCAAGAACTGCGGCAGGTATAGCAGATGCTATGTTTGTGGCTACGTGACCAGCGCCATAGGCCCAAGGATGCTGTTGCCAACGAGCATTATTATAAGCTTCTTGCTCTGCTAAAATGTTTTTATAACGCTCGTCTTCGGTATCACCATAGCTTGCGTAATCATCAGATTTAGCTTTTGATGAAGCAATTGTTTTTGCGACCAATGGGCCGACTATAGGAACACTTGATTCTGTTGGCGTAGTAAATGCTTTCATTGCTCCTTCTTTAGCAACGGCGGCATCTGCTATTGGTTGGTATCTTGCTACTCTTGCTTGATGCTCTTCTTCAGCTGATTGTGGCCCAGTTTGTTGTTGCTGACCGCCAGATGCAATTTTCATTAGATCTTGATCGGACATTTGTGCATATGGATTGTCTTTTGGTGCAGAACCAACAATCGACATCAACTGGTCATTTGACATATTTTGCAATGAAGGCGTTTGTTGTTGATCCTGTGATTGCTGGCCACCAGATACAATTGATTGTAAATCAGAATCAGACATTTGGGAAAAATCAGGAGTATCAGCCATTATTGATTCCCACTTGCTGTTTGACGGCGCGCTAATTCAGCAGCAGCTTGCCTCCGAATTAACTCGCTTTGCGCTTGTTGTTGAACCTGTGTATTGGGTGTACTTTGCGTTGATTTTTGCGCTTCCGTACCAGCGGGTGGAATATAGAAAGGATTAGCTTTATCAAAATCCTTAGCAGCCTTAATTATATTATGTTTTGCAGGGTCCATTCCACCTAAATAGTCACCCTTTTGGATAATTTTATCAGCCTGAGGTACAATAGCATTTTGGATCATAAATTTAATTGCCCTCGCATCAACGCTTGCAGCATCGGGAGAGCCGTTTTTTAACATTGCATTAAATTGCGAAACCCTTTGCTGGTCGCCACCAAGCGCAGCTTTTACGTTTTCAATGGCAAGCGGTGTAACGCCTTTTTTAATTTCATCATAAATAGCTGGATTTGTTATAAATTTATCGGTCCAACTAGAATCAACACCAGCACTATTTAAAACTTTAGCTACATTAGCTTTCCATTCAGCAATTCCACCAGTTTGAATACGGGGATTACCATCTTGGTCAAAGAGCGTATTTAATAATTGTTGTGCTGTGGCTTTTCTACTTACAGCTTCAGTTGATGCATGCATAGCATCATTTTGTGTTGTTAAGTTAGCTGTTTGTTGTTGTTTTCTGTTATCAGCATAAAGATCAGCCAATTTACTGACGTCAGCATTTTCAGTGGTATTTGCGGTTAACCTAAGTTGAGCGGCTTCACGTTGCATTTCATCGGCAGCATCTTTATTACCAGATAATCTAAATTGATACGCTTGATTAGATGCATTATCGGCAGCGCGATTTAATTGTGCCGCCTGAGATGATGGATTTGAAGCGTAAGTTGAACGTAATTGTTGTATGTCAGAAATAGGATTTGACATAAGATAATCTTGATATGGGTCTTTAGGCTGACCATTAGTAGTGGGTTGTTGCCCAGAAGAAGGTTGTGCTTGCGCCTGTTGCGGCCCTTGCGCTTGTTGTTGTCCTTGTGCTGGAACTGGTTTTGTTTGCTGCGGCGTACCCCCAACTGGAGTGGGTGCAGAAGGTGCAGACGGCGCTTGAGGACCAGCCAAAGAACCTAAGTTTGATGTACCACCCTTTAAAACATTTGGTAGGTTGGCATAAAATTGGTCAGATGGTATGGGATGATTAGGATCAAATTTACTTACTGTCAAAAATTTCCCAGGATTTTTAGGATCTGGAACTGTTGTATAAGTGTTATTTATTAAATCAAATGTATTTTTCGCAATTTGGCTTTGCTGCAATTGCTGACGTTGTGAAGCTTGAGCAGCGCCTCCAATACCTTGTAATATAGCCGCACCAAGATAACGACTTGGCGATGAAGCCATAGTACCCAAGCCAGTAGCCAGCGGAACAAGCCAATTTTGGTTTCGATCATACCAGTTTCCGACACTATCAGCGGCACTTCCAATTTGACCGAATATTCCTTGTGATTCTTGACCGCCAGCAAGACCTGGAGCAACCCGCGCTGTTTTTGGACTAGCGCCTGTTTGAGCCATAGATTGTGATGCCCAATTAATCAAATCCGAATTAGTATTCATCTTAGCTAAAAATGGATTTGATTCAATAGCTTTAGGGCTAACAGTGTCTTTTATATTAGCGTCTGGATCTGAAAGAACTTTTTTAGCACCCTCTGCACCAAGGAAATGAGCAAGATATGTATTTGTCAAATTTGGTTCAAAACCAGCATTTTGAAGTGAAGTTTGATTGTCTTTAATAAATCTTGCACCAGCTTGTGCATTGGCAACTGGATCAAATTTATCCTGTCCACTGCCGTATCTCTTCCATGTTCCATCAGTAAATTGGAAAAGACCACCCGCAGACGAATTTTGATTTTGTGCATTTGGCGAAAATTGGCTTTCGTGCGCTGCTATGTGCAACCCAATTTGTGGATCAACCCCTTCTTTATTAAAAGCATCAGTGATAACATTTGGAATATATGTCTGAGCATTATCGCTGCTGTCGTCAGGTGGGTTTCCGACAACATTCCCTTCAGATCCATCGTGATGTTCACGCTGCGGAACAACACCACCATCCTTGAATGGTAAAAACATTGCAGCTGGGCCAAGAGATGAAAAAAATGAACCTAAACCACTTCCAATGCTACCCATTAAACCCGTACCAGCAGCGGAAGCACCACCAGCACCAAGGCCAATATTTTCAGCTGTAAAACCAGAACCAAGAACAGAATCCAGTGTTCCCGCATTTGTTGCTGCATTGAATCCACCAGCTAAATTTCCAAGTCCGCCAGCCACATCAGAGCCAAGGCCATATAAACCTTTTAATGTGCTTGCTGCACCAAGAAGATTACCAGCTGTTGAACCTTGCCCGCCAGCCTGTGCTGTCTGCGCAGCTTTTAGCATTTGAGGTGATTTTTCGCCTTCTTTAGCTACTTCTCCAACTATGCTGTCCCCACCATAAGGAATAGCATGGTCTTTATTATCATCAACTTCACCGCCATCATCATAATGATGACGGCCTATTACACCACCTCTTGCATTCCCAGAAGGTTGTTGTTGCGAACTATCTAACCAACTTTTAGCTTGGCTAATCAAACCAGGTTGTGCTGGAGTTGTATATGTTGACCCATCTTTTGTATATGATTGGGCTGGTGTACCCATAAGACCTTGCTTGGCCCAATTAAAATCACTAACACCTTCTTTTAAATCACCTATGTCGGACATTATTTGTTTTCCGACAGGCGCTTGTTGTGTGCTTGGCGTAGATGCTGTTACAAGCTTTGGTGTTGGCAAATTACCAGATGGGACCACACCCTTAGCGCCAGGCGTTGAACTGTTTTGCTGACCATACAGGCCGCCAGATGCGTAAGGTGCATACATCTGCGCACGGGCAGCAACAAGTTGTTGAAGATCCATAGGATCAACTAAACCGCCACCCGCAAAACCCAACCCAGCGTGTTCTGGGCCTACTGCCCCTCCTTGCGAATTAGCAACAAGGCCGCCAGCATAATAATGACCACGGCGAGCCGCTTCATCTGTGGCTTTGTCATAGTCAACGGTTTTGTACCCGTTTTGTTCCCCAACGGCTTCTGGGTGATGCTTCTCGACATCTTGTGCGACAAGACCAATTTGTTTAGGACCATGTTGCCCCTTATAACGGAATTTAACAATCTTCTGACCATCGAAGGTCTTACCAATTGTTTGTACATCTTCCTTGAGTCGTTCATCAGAGAAAAATGGTGCGGGACCAGTAGTTGTTGTAGTTGATCCAGATAACGCACCAGTGCCTTCTGCAATGTTTGCGAGAAATTGTGCCGTCTGGAATGGGTATCCCTGTTGTTGCAGGAATTGATTGTAGAGGGCTGTAAGGCCAGCCTGTTGGGTTTGCTGTGGTACTGTACCAGCGGTAAGCGCAGCCTGACCACCAGTGATGGCAGCGTTTTGTGCGGCTGTGCCAAGACCGCCAATGGCCTGACCTGCTTGTGATAGACGAGCAAGGTTTGCCTGTTGTGCGGCTAAATCAGCACCCTGTTGTTGTGCAGCAACATTTTGTGCTTGGGTATATCCAGATTGTAGTTGGCCAGCTAATGCTTGCTGGTTAGCAAGATTTTGCTGATAAGCCAAATTAGAAAGGCCAATATTACCACGATCACCGCCAAATGCTCCCTGTGTAGCTTGCTGACCTTGTAATTGCGAAGCTTGTTGCGCATTTTGCATTTGTTGCGCGGCGAGAGTTGTACCCACCACATTTTGCAAATATGGCGACATATATTGATTTGTATTTAATTGACCCAAATTAGCGGGGCCAGCACCAGCCATTGTTAAGCCAGTCGCAACATCGTAATAAGGCTGTGCGCTTCCCATATTAGACTGGATCTGATTAATGCCAGACTGTTGCGTTTGATTAATTGGCGCAACGAAAGCGTTAGGATCAGTGGAATATTGCTGGAACGGAGTTTGGGCGACCTGTTCAGCTTGGGCGTTAACTGCGTTATATCTCGCTAGCACCTCGGGAGGTATACTCACAGTTGACGATGAGGTACTCGTTTTGCCGCCGCCCATATTAAACTCCTAATTTCCGCTGATTATACAGCAGATTTATCCTTCCAACCACCAGTTTTAGCGCCATATAACCAATATGCCCCGTGCGGTTCGCCAAACTGACGTTGATACAATCGAACTTTACTTTCAGCCCGATTAGAACTTAAGATTCCAATTACCAAGGGGATGCCAAGCTTATCGGCAGCGGCCTTAGCAAACTCACACATTTTACGTGCGCGACCACCCTTGGCGCTGCGGTAATCTGGATGGACGAAAATGGCCCGTTCAATCAAGGTCAGATCATCCGAATACCACATTGGTTCTGTGCGAAGAAGGATTGCCGATTCGAATTGTTTACCTGGCGCACCAATGATTCCAACAATTCCCCGTTCCAGATTAAGTGCTGCCCAAATCTCAGCAAGCAACTTGGTTGGATTCGGGTTAGTCAAACCATTCTCCTCACACGCAGCCAACGCTAATTGCATCATGCCATCAACGTCGTCTTTAGTGCCAACACGCACTTTTACTTCATCACTCATAGACCCTCTCTCTATGGGTTAGTTCTTTTTTGGTCCTGGAAGATTTTTGAGTGTCTTCACAGTTTTCTTGCGTTGTTCACGCACGAATTTGTCTAATGTGTCATGGCCCTTATTAATGTCACCACCACCAATCCAAGTAACGTCATCTGGGTGGATAACAAATTCCCCACCAGCAGCCACAATCGGAACAGGCGAATCACTTGTTAATGCCCCACCTTTTGCTTTCTTAACTTGGGGTTGTCCGTAAGGTGTGCCAGGCGCGCCATATGGCATTGAACCACCGCCATAAAGTGGACGATTAAAGATGCTTTTAGCGACCTTAAAACCAGCTATTGTATTACCTTCACCCATTGAGGAAATAATATCGGCAGGAATAACATAAGATCCGCTTGCGACATGGATGGGTAGATGATCTGTACGGCCAGCAACTTGGCTATGAATAGGGCCAACATGAATGCGATTGGTTGTGACCTTAGCTTCTGGTGGCTTAACAGGCTTTGGCGATGCTGGTTTGGGCATTGGTGCAGAATGGAACATACCAGCTTGCGGCTTGGTCGTCTGCATAATGAAATTGGGTGTATGTCCGCCAAAAGCACGATGGGGACGCTTTTTAGACACTTCGCGGGCTGTGCTAAGGGCAGCGGCTATCGCTTGCTTAATCGGATGGCCCGAATGAACAAGTTCGGAAATATTGCTGGATATAGCCTTACGCGAAGACCCTTTGATCAGCGGCATATTAATTCCCCAAATGTTCCAGCATAATACACGATTTTCCCGCTTAAGAATAGATAAGTGTGAGGACTTGTGAAGTTCCAGGCGTTACGACAATTCCATTAACCACGGGGATATTAAATTCATATACCCCAATAGCTTCTGGTATGGATGCTATAATAGATGCTGATGTGGCTGTTGTTGTATTGGCGGCGTCATAAATAGCACCATTTGTCGAACCAGCTGTTGTTACGCTTACCCGAAGAACACGCGCAGCGCCTTGGACAACAACTCGTTGTGCAGATACCGCAACGGCTGTTTTATTGCCGTTTAAAGCCAAGCTTGTTTGGGACGACGTGTTTAGTGCCGTAACAATGTTTTTGGAGGTGGTGAAAATATCGTCTAAACTTGCCATTAGTACCGTCCATCTGGTTGGAAGCGATACCTAATACCGCCAAGCCGCCACCACGAACCAACGTCATTGCTGTTTATTTGTATAGAAACCAAACGGCCACGGAACCGAGGACTTATAAATTCTGTCCCTTGAGTTAACGTGTAAGGTCCGTAAGAACGGGGCGTGTCGCCTGGATAATCCGTAACATAGAATGTTAATTGGACTGTGGCAGTCGGGTTTTGGTACACCGCGCCGCCATTAACATTCCCGTTGTAATAACCCCATTTCATATCAGGCCATACCTGATCTATGAAGTTTTTCACATTAGCCTCTGATAGGGCAAAGTAACCCGTTTGGAAGCTTGATTGCATTGGTTGGTTATTAACGCCATTATAAGCTGCGTCTGGAGATGTTTCGTGCTGGTAAATATATTGATCAGAAGATGCGCCAATGGGTGGTCCAAGCACACTTTGATTGATCCAAGCGGTGCGAGATAACGTACCAAAATCCCATTGTTGCATATATACGTTGTATTTAACGTAAGCGTTAACTTCGCCGCCATCGCTAATATTTGGATAGAACCAAGAAATTTCGCCAAAGTTTGAGTTGACTGCAACTCTTATTTTATTAAGGTTTGTCTCATCCAAATCTTGGAATATCACGTCCCAAATTGGGCATGGGAGCGGGACAACGCCAGCTGATGAGTATGTCCAGAATTGGCTTTGCCCCATCCAGTAAACAACATTATTCAGCGATGCCGCAGCTTTTCTGGAAATTAATCCGCAGCCCGTACCTAATTCGTTAAATGAATAAATATATGGCTGATTAATATATTGCATTGACCAAAGGCCAATATCGGTCCAGATCAAACCTTGTTGCTGAGCCTGAATTGCGCCAACAATCTTAGAACCTTTAGGGATGCGATAAGAACCAGCCTGATTTGTAGTCAATGCAATCCAGCTTGTTGTGCTGGTAAAATCATTAATATCTGACCACCGAACAAGCAGTGGGTCTTGTATGCCATTTAATGTGCTGCCCCACGCTACAATTTGGCGTTGAGGCATAGCCACAAAGATACCATCATTGACGACAGGGCCAGCATTATCAACGATAGCTGTTGGGTTACCAGATGTTGGGTCCCAATAATAAATAGCGCCACCGACTGGGCAAGCTATCAAAATTTGGCCCCAGTTATCCATTGTCCAGTCTGTTGGCTGGATTGGATTACCTGTGGTCGGAACTACAGCTGCCCCTGCACCATATGCACCAACGCCATAAGCACCAATGCCATAACCCGTACCAGCGGGAACTGGTCCTGTGCCAATATAATAATCGTATTGCGCCGACCCGCCATTTTCAGAACCAGTGGTCGTAGATGACGCTGTTGTTGATCCTGTAATAACGAAATTATTAGCATCAGTTATACTTTGGACAGTATAATTACCGAAGAAAGTAATCCCACCAACAGTTGTTGAAACCAAAACTGGGAATGTATTTCCAGCAACATATCCATGATTATTTAGGGTGACAGTAACTGTTGCACTTCCACTGGTGACATTAAAAATAGGGACAGCGCCACCATTAGTAACAGTGCTAGTAGCATAAGCGGGACCACCAAGTGCATTTGTTGCCAGAATGTCAAACGTGCCTGTTCCAACTGTAATTGCAGGATAAAAACCGTAGAGTATAAGACCACCAACGGAAATTTGAGTTTTGATAAATACTGAATCATAGCTGGTGATAGTAGCGCCTGAATCATTAATTGTTACAACATTACTTCCAGATGTAGTGGAAACAGATACTGGGGTAACATTGTCCTCTATGGTACGAGGAGTGATGTTTTGGCGGCTACCATTTGATATGACGCTTAATGTGTTTGTATTTCCAGCACCATATTCCGCACCAACAGCAAGCCAAGCTTTAGAATTAGTGTCTTCCCATGCCCACAAAGCGCGAACAATTGAACCTATTTTATTGGGAAAATAAGTTAGCCAGCCGCCAAGCTTTTGAACCAAACCAAAACCATTACGATCTGGGACAAAACGCACAAGGTTAGTGAATGAAAGTCCCGCTTGATTTAAAGCAGGGGTTTCATTTTGATCGACACCAGGAGTAATTTTTACCTGTGCGTGGGGCATTTAATTACCTTGTAGGTGTAGCAGCAACTGGAGAAGATAAAGAAGTCCACGCAGATGCGGCAAACTTCTTACGAAACTCTTCTTCAATTGCCTTTTGTTTAAGTGCCTGATACTGACCCTCATAGCTTTGCGCCATTGCAGGATCATCCGACTCACGCCCAAAGTTGCGTTGATATGCAGAGATGTAGACCATTGATGCCATGATCAAAAGATCAGGCAAGTAGGTGCTGATAAATGTTGTCGAACTATTTGCCAAGCTTGATGTGGCAAATTGATAAAGAGACTGTGTGCGAATTGTACCTGTTAATAAAACAGGATACGATGAATTGGGGTATGGTCCGACAATAATATTTTGTGACGTATTTCCACTAGATGCAGCGTCTCCACCATAAATTGCAAAAAAAGTCGGAACGGCAGTGTAAGAACTGTCATTATAAACATTTTGTATGTATTCCTTCGATGTAGGGGTAAGGGGCAATGTTGCAGTGCCAGATACCACACTTACGGTCTGAAGGGTAACAAAATCATTAACAGATATAGAAAGAATGTTATTTCCTGAAGAAAATGTATAGTTTGGGTTGCTAGTTACGGATTGCGATAGATCCAAATCACGTTGAATGCGCAACTCAGCGTAATTCAGCATTTGAGGAATCAAATTATTAAAATTGGTGTCAGGCTGCGATAATGTGCCGCCATAAGCCACATTTGCCAAATAAGTAATGCCATTAATTGTTGTATTAGTTGTAGGTGTAAAAATATCAACAACGGCCATCGTACCGATCTGGTTAATGTACCCATTGTACGTTAGCGCATTTGTTGGAACTGACATTACTTAATACCTTTGCAATAAGCTTGGCGACGAGCATTGTTTTCTTTTACGCCACGTATTGTCTCGTCAGTGTCCTTTGGTGACCAGCTGATACCAGTCCAGACAGTGCAAGCACTACTTCCGTTCAAAGGAATCTGGGTCGCGCAACCTTGCAGGATTAGCGTCAACGGAATCAATAGCATCCCCAGCTTTAACGGCTTCATCGACTTTCTCCAAAGATTGCGTGTTTTCCTTGTTAATGTATGCGTTAACAGCATCGGTGCTAATTTTATAATACACCCCCGTCAACACTAGCACAACAATAATTGCTGCGCCTACATATCTCCCTATCGGTGTCAGGAAAAAGGCAAACATCTTAAACTCCGTGTTCCTCTAAATGCTTTGATCTAAAGTACCAGATGGCGACTCCGCACAAGACGATAATTGCGAACATGTCGAAAGTCGTATTGGAAAGAAGGCTTTGTATCTGGGTAAATAGATCGTTTGCTGATTGCGCCTGACCAACATAGTCTTGCGCATTGCTGGTAAGGGTTTTAGCTGCACCAGCCACGCCAAGCGCAGAAGTTGCCAAGGCTGTATTCCCCTGTTTACTGTCCGCCATTGTCTTGGTTGGCGGTGTGTCAGGGGTAGCGCGATGTTCCTGCTCTTCAATGGGTTTGCCACCCGTTGTCCACCATTCCGATTCTGCGTTGCGGCGGCGTACCAAGCCTGGGAGGACTTTCCCACCACCCCGTGTCCATTTTTGTAATTCTGTTGGGACTTTTTCAAACTGACCTGCATTGACGCATTTCAAAAGAGTTGAAGATGCAAGGTTTCCCTTACCAGCATTATAGCAAAAATCGACCAAAACATCGAACTGATGCTGAGTTAATTCAACCTTCACCAGAGATTTAACATCGTTCTCAAACCTAACCATGTCAGCGGCTAAGATACGATTAGCATCCTCTTGGGTAATCGTCATGCCTTCCTTAACTTCAGGCGCGCCAGCCGCAGAAGTGTGTCCATATCCGATGGTTAAAATACCAGCAGGACAGCGGTAGGCAGTCAACTTGCAGCCTTCAAATGGCTTTGTGAGGGCGTTTAAACCACCTTCGGACATTTGCATGGAATTAGCCTTTCACAGTGAGGATGTAAGCTACGAAAAACACAACTATAATTACCACAAATATGAGGATAAAAACACTCCCCCATACTGCCAAGCCACGTAAAAACTCAGCTTTTTCTCTAGCTGCTTTCTCGGCGGCGAGGCGATCAGCTTTTTTGATTCGGGTAATCTCTTCCTGAAGGCGTATCCACTCACCATAACCATATTGTGACACAAACAGGTTTTGCGCTTCCTGCATCCATTGGTTAATTTGCTGCTTGGCGGCATAGGCATCCATTGCCCTTTTTTCGGCGCTTTCCTTGGATTGGAAAAGACTTTTGGGTGGATCTGCCACCATACGGGTAATTTCACCAACGCTCCCCATTAATGAGGAAACGTCCTGCATCATACCCTGAATTTCCTTACCAGCGGCAATACCTGATTTAATAGCGCCGTATGCCGTTTGCGCTAATGCGAGGATTGTTAACGGGTCCAATTTGTTTCCCCATAGTAATCCCCTCTTGTTAAGAATGAATGATATATATCAGTTATTTGTCTGCTTTGGCATCTAATTTATCAAATATTTTAGCTAACATATCTTTAATTTCACGCATTGATTCTGAAAATTCATCTTTTCTAATATAGTTTGAAGGAAGGTCCACTTCTAGTCGGTGGATGTCTTCCTTCATTTTTTGTACCGCATCCCATACTTGTCGGCCTAGCCAACCACCCAACGCAAACCCCGCTCCTACAGCTGTGTCAATTAGGGTCTGCATTTCCATGGTTAACTCCTACGAGGCTGGCGCGTCTGGGCTATCAGGAGCAGCAGAAGTTTCAGGCGCTACTTCTTGAGCAGGTGCTGGCGTCAATTGACTTTCTGCGTCCTGTTTAATTTTAAAAATAAGTTGCTGAACCTCAGCAAATGGACGGTTGCCCAATGCACCGAGGATATAATTAACTTCATCTACTGTTAAGGTTAAATTCACGTTCATTTTCCATTTCCCTCTGGTTTAATGATCGCAGTCGATGACTCACGATCTATATTTAATACACCAAAACAACAGATATTCCAATCCTCCCCATCACGTTCATCCGTAATTGGGACAGAAATATTTAAGTGCTTGAATAGGTATTCTTTGCTGTTGTCTTCAAATACCCGCCATACATGGTCAGGCGTACCCCGCCCATCCATGCCACGGCTTTTGTTAAATCTGATGCTATACTTTGGCATTAGATTATTTCCGCTGCTGGAGCGGGACAAGCGGGCGGCGGCGCAAATTGAACGCTAAGGTTAAAATGCACAAATTTAATTGGCTTTTTACCTGCATGACGACCAAATGAATGTGGCAACCAACCATTTGTAAATACAATCATGCCAGGCTTAGGTTCAAAATTAATCATGTCGCTGGCTTCTGTAGCCATTGTCATGTTTGTTTCATCCAATCCAACGATTGTCTTGGCAGGGCGTGGATCATGAATAACCAAACGTGAACAACCTTCTGGCGTATCAAGGAAATAAAAACCTACTATTTGTGCGCCGAATTTATGTGTATGCTGTTCCATAAGGGAATGTTTGGAATGTTCTTGTGTCCACATTTCCGTAAAAAACGTCTGCTTATTCTCCATGTTATATCCTTGATCTTTAAGAATATCCCACGCAGTTTGTGCAACGAACTTAGAAAAATCAGCAATTCGTGGATCATTAAAATAACTTTGCGACATATATACTGGATATATTTCGTTTTTAGGATGCGCTTTTTTTGCTTCACGAAGATTATCTTCTGAAACTTCCATCACAGATTTAAGAAAATCTGGACGCTGTGCCACATATACTGATGTTGGAAAATAAATATATTTTTCCATTTGTGGTTGTACATTATACATTTTAATACCCTCTGATTTAAATAAACATTACGCTGATTTAGGAACGACAGCAATCCACGTTTTGGTTGGCTCGTCCCATTTATACATTTTAGGGGGCGTTCCCGTTCCAGCATCAGATGGAATTGCTACAGGAGCAGTCCAAATCCAATTTGTTGCTGCACTGATTGTCCATGATGGATATGGCTGAGGAGGATAAAACACATCATGTGTTGCATCATAAGTATAGCCAGTGCCAGCGTAATTACCTCTCAATGCAACGCCGCCATCAGGTTTTCCATCCTGACCATAATGAACATTACCACGGGTGTTATATGATGTTTGTACCCACTCAGAAGCAGGGCCAAACAAACCAGAGTTAATGACATCTTGTTCAACAACAATGACTTGCTGAACTATTCCATTAATAACTTGTGCAAAATGGCTCATTTCATCACCACTTAATTGAACCTGAACCAGTGAATTTGTAAATGCGATTGCCACCAGAGCAAATTACTGTTGGCGAACCAGTCGTTGCAGATGCTGCCGAATATGTGTTTGAGTAAGATATGACAACAATACCTGATCCACCAGAACCGCCAGTTCTACAATAAGCGCCTCCCCCGCCGCCGCCAGTATTTGCTGTCCCGCTAACACCATTACTAGGGTAAATTCCGCCGCTGCCGCCGCCGCCAATTCCCCCCGATCCAACACAATAACCATTACTAGCACCCCCGCCACCGCCAGCATAATAAACTGATGATCCAATTATTGATGATGCTTTTCCTGCCCCTCCATTGCCCGCATGAATATTCGTAGCATTACCACCAGCCGCACCAGCGCCGCCGCCGCCGCCAGCATTAATAATAATACTACAACAATAAAGAAAATAACCATAACCACCAGCATTACCCTGACCAGCAGTACCTGAACCTGGGCAGAAATTGGTATCACCTGCACCACCACCACCTGATCCACCAGAAGTGGCGACTGCTACAGCTGCTCCGTGACCACCGCCAATAGAAGTTAAGAAAAATACAGATGAATTGCTTCCATTGCTATTTTGTCCTCCACCGCCGCCAACAGTTATTGTATAGGTAGTGCATTTTGTTACTGATGTAGTTCCACAAATAAATCCACCAGCGCCACCACCGCCGCCAGCATTTGTATTGCCGCCGCCGCCGCCACCCGCAACAACAAGATAATTAACTGATGAGGGAGCAGTATAATTAGATTTGCCATAAAAATTAGTTGGCATTGTAATAGCGCCAGAAGCAACACCAGCCAATGTTCTGACACTTGAACAATTTAAACTAATTGTTGACGTACCCGAACCACCAAGTTCAACTTCAATTGATTGACCCGTTGTAGTGCCGCCTAAGCTAATTGGGCCTGATGAGTTAAGTGTCATTTGTCACCTTTGAGTGCTTTAACTTCAGCAGACAATTCTTTGATTGCTTCCACTAATAGTGGAATAAGACGTTCATAACGAACTGTTAAATATTTATCATCAATTGGCGCAGGTGCAACAACTTCAGGCATAATTTTTTGAACATCTTGAGCAGAAATACCTACTTCTTTTTTAACATCATAACCTAAAGACTGCGCTGTTTCATTGGCTTGATAATAAAAACCAGTAAGAGATAATACTTTATCTAAAGCATTTTCAATATCGCCAAGACGTGTTTTAAGACGATCATCGGAATAATATGCAGTTACGTTATTTGTAGCGCGAATTTCACCCGTTGTGCCAGATGCAGCTGTGCCAACACCAAAAGAACCAAATTGAACACTTGAAGTTGTAGTAATAGCTTGAGGAATACTAAATGTAACAGCACCCGTTGAAGCTGAAACTGAGATACCAGTTCCCGCAACCGCTGATGTTACACCTCCATTTGTTATGGTTACAGCACCAGTTGATGTTGAAACAGTAATTCCACTTCCAGCAGAAACAGATGTTACACCACTATTTGAAATAGTTATAGAACCAGATCCGTTGGCAATACCAATTCCACCGCCTGCGGTTAAGTTAGCAACAGTGTAATTAGTTCCATTTCCAATTAAAAGTTGCCCAGCCGCTGGTGTAGTTGTTACTCCAGTGCCGCCATTTGCGACAACCAATGTGCCAGATAATGTGACTGCGCCAGTGGTGCCTGTTGATGGCGTAAAGCCAGTTGTACCTGCACTAAATGATGTGACGCCGTTATTGGTTATAGTCACACCGCCAGTGCTGCCTGAAACACCAATTCCAGTACCAGCAGTAATTGATGTTACGCCAGAGTTGGTGATTGTGACTGAACCAGTCGAACCAGAAACACTAATTCCTGTACCAGCAACCGCAGAAGTTACGCCAGTATTCGAAATTGTTATAGCACCCGTTGAAGCTGATGCTGAAATACCAGTTCCAGCAGTTATTGATGTAACTGTAATGCTTGAAAGTGATGACCAAGACGGAGCAGATGTTCCAGCTGATGTAAGAACTTGTCCAGATGTTCCAGCCGCAGAGTAAGCGTGTGCTGTTCCTGTGCCATATCCAACCCCACCAGCAGTAGGAGTTGCATTGCTATTTGTGCCGCCATTAGCGATTGGCAACACGCCAGTAACAGCTTGAGATGTGCCTGCTAATGGGACTTGCCCCCAAACTGGTGCAACGCCAATTCCATTGGAAAGAAGCACGTTTCCAATAGCCGTGTCTGCCAAGCCAGCGATTGTTGTTGTGCCGCTTGCATATAACAGGCTGCCTGTTGTGTAAGATGAAAGGCCAGTGCCGCCGTTTCCGACAGGCAGCGTCCCTGTAACTCCAGTGGCGAGGGATACTTGTGACCAAGTGGGTGCAGCAGATGCGCCGCCAGAGGTAAGCACATAGCCAGATGTCCCGTATGTTGCGCCACCAATACCTAATTGACCAGCCGAACCAAAGCGGAAAGCCTCAGTCGCTGTTGCTGATCCTGTGGCGGTTGTAAAGACAGACGCATAAGCACCCTGTGCTGTATCTGTGAAATTCTCAGCTGCTGACAATGCAAAATAAGCAGTCGAGCTAGATGCAAACCCAGTTGCACCATAACCACGACCAGAGAACTGAGCAAGGAAATCACCAGACTGTGTTGCTGTGGGCGATGCGGCTGTGCCACGAGCTGAACGGCCTGTATAAACAGAGTAATTGCCCGTACCATACGCATCTTGAGTGATGCGGGTGTTCGCCGAATTAGCACCGACAATATAAAGATCCGTACCAGAAGGGAGTGTGGTTGTCGGTGTCGTTGTCTGTGTGTTTGAGACAATCGTAAGGGTTGTCTGTGGCGTTGCTGTGTTTAGGCCGAGGCGATAATTGGTGTTATCCCAAAAGAATTTGGAATTATTTTGCGTATAAACACCAGATGACCCAGCGAAGACCACCGAGCCAGCCGTAAATGTGGTCGCTGTTCCTGTGCCGCCATAACCAACGCCAATTGTAGAACCATTCCAAACACCAGCAGTAATTGCACCGCTTGTGCCGATGGTAAGGGCATCAGTTGCGCCATTATTTACAACAAAATGAATTGCATTTGATGTTGTCGTTCCGATGGCAAGATCAGCAGAAGTTGCTGTTAAAAACACATTATTTGGGGCATTGAAAGCGCCAGATCCGCTAAACCCAGACGAATTCATACCGAAATCGCCATAATAGGTTGATGCAGTTCCGTTATTGTTACTTACAATAAAATCTGTTGATGCCGCAGTTCCCGAATTTGTATTTTGAAGAACAATTTCGTTGTATGTGTTCACACTTGATGTGTAACTAGCGAAAATGTTTAAATCGCTATATCCCAAACTTCCGTAACTATAAGCACCAGTTGATGAGGCACTAGCAAGCGAACCATTTGCACTCACATAAGTAAAAGCGCCAGTAGATGGTGTTGTTGCACCAACAGTTCCGTTAAACGCATTTGACCAAGTGGCGGTTGTTCCATTCGATGTCAAAATTGTATTTGCAGAACCAATACCAAGGCGTGATGCTGTGTTTGTACCAGTACCGATAATTAAATCGCCAGTACTTGTAATTGGCGATAATGCGTTAAACGCAGTTGATGCTGTTGTTTGCCCTGTACCGCCAAAAGAAATTGGAACAGTATTAAGGCTTATAACACTGCCTGTTTTTTGAAGCGGTGATGTAACTGTAACGCTAGATGATGATGATGTTTGCGTCCAATTTAATGCAGTCGTGCCAACAGTAATTGTTCCTGTTGTGGTCATCACCCAACCAGTAGCACCATTTGTCGAACCAGCAGTAACAAAGTTTGCAGAGCCAGTTTCAATAAAGTTTGGTCCCGTTCCAACTGTGTTGAAATCAGTTGCACGAGTCAAAACCCAGTTTGTCGAGCCTGAACCTTGATTTGTTACTGTATAAATGCCGTTATATGCGGCATTGCTTTCATTTTTAACAAGAACACGAGTGGCATTAGTAACGTCTGTGGCTGTGAACGTATAGCCGTCAATTGTTAACGCAGCTTGTGTTCCAGCATTGGTAATTGTTGCGCCAACACCAGCTGTACCATTATTATAAGTAATTGTGCCAAGATCAGTCGTTGTTGCGTAAGATGATTGCGTGTGGAATGTTTGATTTGAGACTGTAGCAACTTGGTTATCAACATATTGTTTTGTTGATGCTTGAAGCGCCGCAGTTGGATCTTGTGTAAGCGTTAATGTGGTTAAACCAGAAATAGTTGTGGCTGTTGCGCCAAGAGAAATGCTTGTGCTGCCAATTGTAACAGATGAATTAGTCAAACCAGAATTAGGTATCGTTGTTTGCGCTGTAACTGCGCCTGTTCCGTTACCGAACAAATAACCAGACAAGCTTGTTGCGCCAGTACCGCCATTGGCAACTGGCAAAGTTCCTGTAACTCCAGTGGTTAATGGTAAGCCAGTAGCATTTGTCAAAATAGCTAATGATGGTGTTCCAAGATTAGGAGTGACGAATGTTGGGCTGGTGTTTAAAACAACAGAGCCAGTACCTGTTGATGTTGTAACGCCTGTACCACCCGCAGATACGGGAAGCGTTCCAGAGGTTAAAGTTGTTGTGCCTGTGGCATATAAAGCGCCGCCAGAAGTAAGAGAAGAAAGGCCAGTACCGCCATTGGCAACACCGAGTGTGCCTGTAATTGCACTTGAAAGATTTACTTTGCCCCAAGAAGGAGCAACGCCAACACCACCCGACAAAAGAACATTGCCTGTCGCAACGTCATTTAAACGTGCAAGACTTGTTGATGATGATGCGTAAAGCAGATCACCAGTTGTATATAGATTAAAGCCTGTGCCGCCTTGCGTAGCTGATAAAGGTGTTGTTAACCCACTAAGGCTAGTAATATCCCCATTAGCGCCAGAAGCAGCAGCCCCAAGGTTTGTTCTAGCGCCGTTGGCAGTAGTAGAACCAGTCCCGCCATAAGAGACACCAATAGCAGAGCCGTTCCAAGTGCCAGAAGAAATAGTGCTGAAGGAACCTGTACCCGTAAATGAGAGGTTCGTAAATGCACCCGTAGATGGCGTGGTCGCACCAATTGTTGTTTGATTGATTGTAGAAGTTTCAATATCGACATTGAATAAACTACCACCTGTGATCGACACATTATTAGAATTTTCATAGGCCATTGAACCAAGGCCAAGGTTAATCCAATGCGGCGCATTTCCAGAACCTTGTGTGGCAAGGACATAACCATTTGTACTTGGTGCTAATTCCTGCCAAGTAGAGGAACCACGATATAAAAGGCTGCCAACAGTGGTGCCAAATGTATCAAGGATAGCACTTGGTGTTACATCAGATGGAGATGCCGTACCGCCAGTCAGGTTAGCTTTAACAGTACCTGCCGCCATTTGGGCGAGGTAAGTATTGCTAATAGCTGCCGTGGGAAGCGTAATAGTGACAGCGCCGCCAACTGTTGAAGATTGAAGAGGCGAACTGGCTGTAACACTGCTAATTCCAGGCGCTGGGTAAGTTGTGGCTACGTATTGGCCAATTTGTGCAGTTGTTACCTTAACCGATGAACCAGATTGAACAGCTTCAAGTTGTTCCGAACCAGACAGGGATGTTGCCGATGTTAAATTCGGTATTTGCACATTGCTCATTTAAGCGACCCTGTGTTTGGAACTTGGCTAAAGTTGTATGGCAAGCTTGGGTTATTTATAACATATCCCCCTGAAATATAAAAACCCGTAAATGACGACCCTTGCAGGTCAATTTGTTTTGCGTTGACAACTGTTACGATCCAATTTCCATTGGCATTTGGAACGCCATTGACCATTTGGACTATTACACTTTGGCCAGAAATAATGCCATTTGTAGTTGCCATGCTTAGTCTGATTAATCCAGACCCATTATTAACAGCACCCGTCACATTGCGGTAAGTAACTGCATTTGGGTCCGTACCAGGCAATTGATTAAGGCCCAGAGGCGGTTCACCAGTTTCCTGTGTGACGCGATTGTTATTATCCTGCGTAATGCGGTTGTTGCCGCCCTGGACAGGAATACCCGTCGGATAATTAATGCTGTTTTGACCAGATGTGACACGATAATCTGTCTCATCATCAACAAAGTATTCGATACGTGGATTCTCGATTGGCACTGGATCAGCAGGAACAACAATAGCCCTCAACTGCTGTTGAGGTTCGTCATAGCATGTATCGCAAACCAATATGCGTTTATTGATTAATGATGCGCCAGCCCAGTCAAATTGCCATTGCAAATCAACCCGATTAACACGGAAACCACAGCGATCACATATGGCATGAGCCTGTGGTGCGCGTGGGTTAGTCCTTGCCCGTCCTGACTGAGATGCGTATGCCACTAGCCCTCCTACGGCCTATAATAGCCTATGATTTGAGGACTGATGTATTGCGAAGCTTGTTCCACGTTTTGTGCAGCAACTACATTATATGCATCATCAGCGGCTGCTTTAAGCATAACAGTAGCTTGCGGATTCCAAATCATTGATAGACGTTCAGCCAATCCAAATGCAAAAGCTTCCAGCCAAAGATATGGAATATCCACCTGCTGCCCACTGGTAAAGTTTGAGTCTTGGATTTGCTTAACTCGATAATAGTTAAGATATTGCGCGCTTGTGCCATCAGGGACAGGCCACAAAGTAACGGTTGGCGACAGTAAGCGGTCAAACCAATAAACAGTGGTAAATCCCTGCTGCTCTTTGTTTGGATAGGAAGAATATTCTGTGCGGCTGATGGGCAGAATATAACGATCAATAGGCTGCGTATTTCCTGTAGTCGTTGTAACATACGCATCAAGGATCATCACAGTGCTTGGATCTACACTATAGGTTGTTTGACCCTGAACCAAGGGAACCTGAACAAGATCAACCTGCCAAAGATTGACACCTTGGTTTGACCAGCGAGACAGCAACATATTAGCCGCAGTTTGAGCAGAAGACATATGCTCCTGAGTCAGCGCAGTGTTACGCACCCCAGCCAAATTAAAGGCGTATAGGGTTATTTCGCCTAAGCTGGGGTTGTAATTATATGTGCCGCTTGTGGCCATTAGTCACCCTTAGAAGGTGGTAGTTGTAGCATTATTGATCAAATAACCACCAGCAAAGATTGACGCAATATATGGTCCGCCTGTGCTTGATTTAATTTGATATTGAATGTCCGTTCCAGCGGGATGAGCGACAGGAACAGTGTACGGAATGTTAAAGATTTGCACAAACGGAGACTGCGCTAACACAGTTGTGTTCCCATTTGTTGTGTAGTTATAACCATTTTCTTGGATAGTTGCACCAAGGTTAAACTTATTATACTCAGCAAACGTCATATATGCGCTGGATGTAAATCCGATTGATGCGTTGGCTTGGATATAAGTAAGATAGAAGGTATAGCCAGCTGGAACTGTGTAAATGGACATTTGTGTTTGTCCGATACCAGCATTGATCTGAGCGTATAATGTGCCGCCAGACGATTTAGCAGTAATATTGCCAGCATTAAGGCCGTTTGTGACAAACAAACCATTAATACGGAAATAGGAATTAGTTGTTGTGACAGTTCCAGAACCATTGAGTGTCGCCAGTTCTGAAATGATATTATAGTTTGCATCCAAGCCGTTGACCTGAACAATCAAACCAGCATCAGTTGCACCAGATGCACTCAACAAAACAAGCTGAATAGCTGATGAGGGATAAACATAAGCGCCGCCTGATTGTGTCAGACCTTCCCAAGTAGGTCCAAGAGCAGTTGATGCAACCTGAGTTGAATAGCCAAAAATCTCAACAGGTTGATGGTACGAGATTAATCCACGACCAACTTGCAATTCGAATGGTTCATGTTTGCCATTTTTGGTGATTGAGTCCCAAACAACGCCTGGTTGAGAAAACGTAGCCATAATTATTTACCTTTCATGCGTGCAACAGCAGCATTATCTACCAGATTTGGGTAAGGTCTGCCAGCAGCTCTTGCGTGCGCTTTAGCCAATTGCACTTTTTTGTGAGTTAAATGTTTCGTGTGATGATCTTTGGGGAGTTTTGTATCCCAAAATTGTTTTTCTTCGGACATCAATTACTCCCATACAAACTTAGTCCACTATGTATTTTAACATAGTTTTCAGCTTCAAGGTCATTTTTTGAAGCCAATAAATAAATTCGTGCATATTCTAACAAGTCTGGATCATCTTTAAAATGACCCAATCCACGATTACAGTGATTGCATAGCATACCACGAATTTGATTAGTTTTATGGTCATGATCAACTACAAGAGTTTCTTCATTTCCACAAATTGTACATCTTATCGTACTGGATAAAATATCTTTTAAATCCTTGTCAGAAATCATATTTCTATAATTTCCACGGCGAATTTCAGAACGATAAGAATTTCTGCAATCTCTACACCAACTATCTAAGCCATTTTTCTTCTTATTATGAAGAGGAAAAAATTCAATTGTTTCAGGCTTATAGTTGCTGCAACGAGTGCATTTTAGCATTTGACGCCCCATTTTTTCAGCGCCAAATTAATACGGCTATTAGGGTCATGAGCAGTTTTAGCAGAAGTAAGTTTTTCCTTCATCCCGCACATTCTTGCCCTAAAGTTTTGATGACGTGGATTATCGCTGTCTTTGGTTGGGGCTTTAAGATGATGACCTTCAGCTCGTGCAGAAGCACGCCCTTTTTCATTTAAGCCACCTGAAGGGTTTTTGCCTTCTTTACGAGTCCATGCTGCTGTCATGCTTGCCTCACTTAGTAAAACGGGGGCGCAATGGCCCCCGTAAATAAGACTACCTTAGGGGGTTATCTTATTCCCATTCCATCTCTTCTTTA